CTGCGGTGCCCAGCGCAGGCGCGTTCTCAGACAGGTATACCGGCTTTCCGAGGAGCGTATAGTTTGCAGGATTGGTAAAGTCACGCTGGAGCAGGTAGTTGCCCTGACCGTCCTTCAGCTTTCTGATTGCGGTTCTGGTAGACTTCGCCATAACCCAGAGCGCTCCCGCCTGATACACATCAGGGATCATCTCCTGGAGGGAGATCAGCTCGTCAGAGGTGACGCTGGACTTCTTCGCCAGGGTCAGCTTCATGTTGGTGCTGTCATAGCTGCCTGCCACACCGGAGATTTTGCTTGTGGTGCCATTGATGAGCTCCTTGTCAATCCACTTCGCCACCTTGTCAGCCATGTGGTTGATAACCCACTGGGTCAAATTGAAATCGCTGTTGTTCAGCAGGCTTCTGCTGATCTTGGTCAGGGCGCCGTACAGATAGCCGGTCAGCTGAATAGTTGCGAATTTGCTGCTGTGGCTCTCCAGGTCGGTGAACTCGGTGGCGTATGCCACGGTGATGTCATCCGTAGAACTGTCGGCATAGGGAATGTTCAGGGTTCCCTTCCCGGGGTACTTTGTCGCCTTTGCGTACAGCGGAGACAGCTCGGTCACTTTCTCAATGATCTTGTTCGCAATCGTTTCAGGAATGACCGCGCCATTGTCTCCCTTTGTCAGCTGAGTGGCGGCGTTGGTCACGCCGGTCACGCTGTTTCGGATGTAGTTGGCAAATACCTTTACATCGGTGGAAAACTGATCTTCCGGTCTCGGATTTCTGTTGTCCGGTTTCGGTTTCAGCGGGGAGTAATTGCCCATGCGCTCCTCCGCCTTCGCAGTTTCATCGATACGGGCGATCTCCGCCTCACAATTTGCAAAGTCGGTCTGTTCCTCATTGGTCAGAGCGCGATTTTCCGCTTTCGCCTTGTTGACGAGCGATTCCATTTTCTCAACGGCAGCGTTGCGCTGCTCCATCAATTCTTTTCTCATATTCATTCTCCTTTTGCTTTTTTGATTTTTTCTTCGTACTCAGAATAGTTCACCGGCGTCGGCTCACGTTCGGCAAGCGCTTTCGGTGTATGGCGGTACCGGTCGAAGAATGCACTTGCGCACGCCGCGACCTGCTTTTCTTCGTCGATCAACTCCACGTCGAACGCCGCCGCAATGTCTTCCGCTCCCAGCCACGACTCAGCGTCGATCATTGCCTGTACTTCCGCCTGCTCCACTTTGGCGCGTTCCATGTAGATGGGCATCATGACGTTCTGTTCAATGCTGTCCAGCGCCTCGATTTCGTGCCGCAGGTCATTTGCGTTGCCGAAACACATGGACAATGGTTTGTGGACCATCATCACGCTGTTCCGGTATACCTTCACAGAGTCCGCAGCCAGCACAAGCCAGGAGGCCGCGCTCGCAGCCAGGCCGTCCACATACGCATCAACCTTCACTCCGCGATTTTGGGCACGCTTCAACATGCTAACCATGGTCGAAGCTGCGAAGACGGAACCGCCGCCGCTGTTTACGTACATGGCCAGCGTCTGACCGGGCATCATACCATCCAGAGCATCACGAAAATCCTTCAGGTCCGTGTCGCACTCGCTCACTTCTCCGCTCCACCAGTCTGGCCGCTTCTCCCCGACAATATCGCCGTAAATAAACAGCTCCCTCCCGGCTTCGCTCTGATTTTTGAATTCGTAGAACACTATTCATCCCCTCCTTCCGGCTCGGGTTTTCTTGCGCCGATCTGTTGCAGGCCCACCTTTTCGCCGGTGTTCGGCACATAGTACGTCCCGCTCTTCGTGTCGAGCAGGACGGCGCCTAGCCCAACGTTAATGGTGTCCAGCCCTTCTACCGCGTCCAGGTTTTCGCGGTATCTGACTTCGTTTCCAGTAATCCAATGGCTTTCCAGTGCAATTTTGTACGCCTCATAGCGGGACTTCATGTCGATTTTTGTTATTTCGGAGGTGTCCGCCGCCCAAAAGAACTCCTTTTTCTCAGTCTCCAACAGCAAATCCCGGTTCAGCGCCGTTTCAATGGCCCGTACAATCGGCAGAACACCGAACTTGAAATACTTTTCATCATCGTCATAAATGCCGAAAATGGAGTTGATTTCATTGTTCAGGGTGATTTTTGATTGATTCAGCTGCATTTCGAGGCTATTATTGCTGGATTCCTGAAAATCCAGCCCGTTGTTCAAGATCAGCACCCCATCCCCGTCCGCCGTGTTGAACTTTTTCCACCCGGCGCGCAGTTTGTCAAACTGCTCTTTCGTAAGGACCTTGGGCGACTTGATAAACCCCTTCTTGTTTCCTCCCGTTTTTACCATTTTGATTTGGTATTTCAGCATCTCCACAGCCGTTCGCATGGCAATGTTCACCTCTGCGATCAGGCTTTCCCCGCTGGCCCCATCCTTCGTTGATCGGATGACTTTCAAGAAGTCGAATGGCTCGAACATCCGCCCATCAACAGAGATTACATAGCGCTTAAAAATGGGGTCACTGTTGATCTTGATCGCCACCCGGCTTTCATCAACATAGTGAATGGATTTCACCTGATTCAAGTTTTTATTGATATAGGCATATCCACCCTTCCCTAGCAGATAATCCTGCACCAACTGCTTCTTGAATTGGTAGCCGTCCATGGTATCCCCGGTATCATCGTTGAGCAGCATTACCCGGGCGTCCTCCACGGCCTCCACCACTTTTTTACCATCTGCGTTTTTATGCTCACGATAAAGCCTGAATGGCATTACAGCTACGGTATTGCACACTTTTTCCACTGCGGCCGCAACGGCAGGAACGGAAAGCGCCTGCTGTTTTGTAATGGATTCTCCGCTGAGAATCGCGCTCAACAGCACGTCTTCTACCGCGCTTTCGTCAGCCGTTGTTTCGTTTCTGGGTTCAGCCCTAGACCTGAAAGGCCACTTCATAAATACCACCCCTCATATTTGAACAACAAATCCACCGGAACCGTACAACATGTCCTGCTGGAGCAGGTAAATGGCATTGATGAGCGCCACAACCATGTCAACCTTTCCCGTGGATTTCTTCTTATTGACGTATTTATTTAAGTTAGTATCTTCCGTGCATCTGGCATTTTGAAAGTTGATTTCCAACATTCGGTTAGCGTCATACCGGAAGTTTCCGGCCAAAATGCACTCTTTGAGCAGCTTGGTAGGCATGTGCAGAACGGAGGAATGCTGTTTGATCTCAACACATTCCATGCCGGCAGACTCCAATTTTTGGACCGTGCTGATCGCGTTCCAGCGGTCATAACCGACCTGTTGAACGTCCACACCAAACCTTTCGGAAAGCTCCATGATATAGCGCTCCACCTCAGCATAATCAATCACATCCCCGCCACAAGCGATGCAAACGCCTTCTGACACCATTCTGCGGTAGTCCACTTTCTCCTTTGCACGTTTGACCTCCAGTTTGTCAGACGGTATGAACCCCATAACATTCGCTACAATCGTCTCTCCGTCCAAAGTGGCCATCGCTACGGCAGTGTTGTCCTCCGTCTGCGATAGGTCGAAGCCAACCCACACACGCCTTCCGCGCCACCACTCCGCATCAGGAGCGCGGGAACAGCTCTTTACCTTCTGGACATCCACGAAGCCCTGAACGCCTAGACCCTTGTAAAGAATGTTCATGTGCTTGCACAGGAAGTTTTCCCGCTTATTTTCGTATAGAATAGCAATGGCACGCTTTTTCCGAAGCTCGTCCATGATATAGTCATGGGCCAGCGCAACCGGGTTGCTCTGGTACAGCATTCTATCATCAGTCTGCCAGGTATCGCCCGCTCTCAGTTCCTCATCCGGCTCATACAGTAGGGAGAAAGTACGCCTATCCTCCAGAAGGCCGTCGAGCGTCTTCTTCGCTATGTCAATTTCGTCAATCATGACATTATCGTCGTTCGGGTACTGAGTGCTGATAACTATGCCCAGCTTACTCCGGATAGTGATCTGAGACGAGCGCATCGCTTCCACCGGGTAGGCATCCAGCGCCCCGGCTTCATCCGCCAGAAAGGCGTTGGCAAGCTTGCCATCCATGCCGTCCCTGGAGTAGGCCAACGGCGTATACTCGTTGTCGTTAAGTAGGCACCTGATCTGCGAGCGCAGCAGCTTGAAAGCCGGACTGACCTCATCACATAGAAGCGGCGAAACCTTGATAATCTTCCGTATTGCGTTCTTTAACTCAGACGAAAGCGCCAAATCAGGGGCAACCGAAAAGAACCGCGAAAAACGCGGCTCTGTCAGCATCAGCAAGATAAATATTACGGCGGAGTTGAACGTTTTGAAATTCTTTCGCGCGATCTCTAGCACAGCAGTCGTATAGAATCGTACACCGGTGTCCTCGCGAGACTTCGTGCAGAGGGTAGCAACGACAAATAGCCAGGCATAATCTTCAAGGCCGTCATAGACGGAACACATCAAGTCAGGGTGAACCATCACTTTCAGAAGTTTGCAGATTTTACTATATGCCTTTTCACTGACAACCGCGTCTGCATCATCTCCGTCTGCGATGCGAATCCAGTCCGTAGCCTGCTTCTTGACGTACTTAGGGACTACTCCGCTTTCATCGTCCCGGCACCAAAGAGCATATTTATATGCCTTCCCGTTTTTAATGTCACTCATTGGCATCAGCCAGTATATCAATCAGCGCGTTCCCGCTATCTCCGGGCTGCTTCGGAACAGATCGAAGAGCGGACGCAATGGTCAATAGGTTTTCTTTCTCAATCTGTAGCATCATCCCGCGCTTTTCCTGGACACGCTTGTCGATGTCGAGCACCTGTTTCTGGAGCTTTGTCACAAGTGTGAAATATTCTCCTGCCACGTGGAACTCATCCTTTCGGTCTGCCAAATCTACGATCTGATCCTCCAGTGCGGCACACTGACGTTGGAAGCGGACCACCTCAGAGTGCAGAGCACAGTAACGATTGATCGAGTTAGCGTATAAATCGTCATTCTTTCCGATTTCCCGCAGCAGCTTTGACACCCGCATAAATTCCGCGTGAGCTACCGCGTCCGCTTTTGTTTCGGGGAACTCACGTAGCTTCTTACCGGTGAGAAGCTCCTCTTCTCCGCGTTCCCTCATCGCCAGTTCTTTCTTTGTTCGGTGGCTTCTACCCTCTGCCCTAAGCACAGCCACAGGCTTTGACGGCCTAGCCATATTGATTCACCTCCAAACGTTGCGGATATACGCTTGTTTGACCATAAAACAACACTTTTCATTCCATTTTGGGACAAAATTATCTAAATAGA